GTTGATAACAGCGAGAATAGTTTTTAGGCATAAAAAAAGAAGCCCCCACCCCGTTAGGGATGAGGGCCTTTTGCCTCGCGCTTGCTACAAACTATTAGTTTGAACCACGTCCAAACTCAGAAGCAGACGGATCTAGCCACTTGAGTACTGGACCTAGGAAGCCAGCCAAAGCTGCAGTTCCAAGGACTTTAAGATTAGTCTCTCCTGCTAGGTATAGTGCGATTGCTGCAGCAGCAGAAGCACGAAACCAAGTAAGACCGACTTGCTTTAATTGTTCCATTAGATTGCCTTTCGTGTTATCTCAAACGTATGAACCTTACAACAGGTACAAACCACCTTCGGTTCAGGTGGCAAAATAGAACCTTTTGCTACCTTCTTCTTAGGCTTTGGTTGTAGATTTGCTACAACCTGATTGAGAACTGTGGGTTGATTCATCCACCAAAACCAAGGGCTAGTGTCATTAGCCTTATCAGCATTGATAGAAATATGTAGATGCACAGTGTGAGGGTTGCTGCCACTGTAAGGACGATTGCCAGACTTAGCATACTGACGCGACCATATTTTTTTATTAAATATAAGATATGAAACCCTTTCATCTTCCTTCAACTTCTCAAAGATTACAGCGCAATCAATACCATTCTTAGGGTCGTGAGTCAGGTCTACTGCTAGTCCAGTATTGTGATCAGAGTTAGGACTTGCCTTGATGTGAGCCTTGCTTGGCAGCAGTCCGTCCGATGCCTTCTTTCGCTTGGGAACAAGCGCAGTTGCCTGCCTGAGAACGGCAAGTGCTGCAGGTGTTGCACTCTTTACAACAGGTTTCATTCATTTCCTCAGTGCTTCCTTGACTAGCTCGGTTAATAATTCTACTTTTTCTTCTAGTAAATTAACCTTATCTTTAAGACTAGAGCCACCATTGGGTCTTAGTTCATATAGGTAATGCTTGACTAACCAGCGTATAAGTCCAGCAAATCCAGTGATTATTGTTAGTGTGGCTACAGCTATGCCAGCCCATTCATTAGGTGTCATTACACGCTCCGTATTGTAACTAGCAAAGTGCCTCCAAAACCTGAGAAGCGCTTATCTGTTGGTGTCCGATTTATGAAGTCCATCTCTTCTATGAGTCCAATGAAAGACTCACCTGTTCTGAAATCCTGAACGACAAGAGTGTCGCCAAGATTTTCTACTGCTTCGAGTTGTTGCATACGATCCCAAGCAGAACCTTCATAGCCTACCTCTACCCCAAACTTATCCGTCTCGTGGTCATAGCAGAAGACTGGATATTGAATCAGTCTTTGACGAGGGATTGCTGGTAGAGATTTGATTTGGTAACCATTAAATATAGGGCCAAGAGTTGTATCAGCAGTAGAGCGAGTAAATGTAAACTTGAATCCTAGATACTCCTGAGCTGAAGCAGGATAAGGGATACCGCCTTCTGTAACAGTTTCACCCTGTGAATAGGTACCGATATTGTAAGTAGTTCCAGTAGAGTCAACAGACTGCAGGCTTAGACCACCATTGGTAGAGATAAATCTAGGAAATAGTAACTTGTATATCTTAGGCTCTAAGGTGTTATAGCGGATATAACCAGTCTGCAAGTAACCAGATGCAACCTTAACTCCGTATGATTCTAGCCATACTCCATCGCCTGGAACTGAGAAACCTACGCGATCTGTGCCACCAAGGAATGCTGTTGTGCCAGCAGTAACAGTCTCACCAGAGGCGTATACATCCCAAGCATAAGCAAAGATAAGGCTATTAGGAACTACTGGCTGTGATAGGTCAATACGGACTAGACCTGATTCAGTATTCTGTTTGGTAGATACATAAGCAAACTTGTCTCTAAATACTACATCTGTGCATTCAGCTTCAAATAGCAATGGTCCATAGGAGACATCTCCTTCATTGCCTAGAACTCCTACTCGCACACCTTTGTTGGTGCATAGTACCGCGTAGGTACCAAGGTAGGTATCAAAGGTATTGATAATCTCACCCTCTGGTAAGTCAACAACTACTGAAGGAACGCTAAGTTCTGGGAATCCAAGAGCATTAGCACTGGCAAGATCTAAAGTAATCTTATAGATAGATGAGTTCTTACGACTATATCCTCCTACATAGATAGCCTGTGGTCCTTCTGAAATGGTAGTCCAAATCCAGTCACTTTGTGGATGGGTATAATGGTCTGAAGGTAGAGATCCACCGCTAGTATGAGTAGCACTTAATTCATAAAGTTTATTATTGATAGTAGCAATAAGGCGTTGTTTGATGTATCTAATTCTGGCACTTGTAGTGCTAGTTGCATTATAGATTTCAGTATCACTGGTAGTTCCACCGATATTTCCTCGGTGAACGTGAGTATCGTTGATAAACCAGTATCTGATTCCATCTGTAGTTAAATCATAAATCGTTGCAGGAGTACCTGCTTGGATATAGGTAGATGAAGTAGCAGTATCATTGCTCATCGTTATTTTCTTTAGATCAGTTCCATCTGTTACTACTAGACAGTCATCGGTGCCATCATTGGCACCTATAATTATCGGAGTATTTGAAGTGCTTAAGACTCTTACTGTGGTATTAAGTAGGCTTGCCTGACCCTTGGTCCAGATATCTACACCTTTGGACTCTGTAAACTGGAAGCGAAGCGACTCATCTTGTAGCGGTTCAAAGTATTTAATACCAGCACCTAGGTGGAATGATGACTGTGAACGTAGCCACCAACCAGTAAGAGTCTGCTCACCAGGCTCTCTGGTCTGGTCAATCTGTTGCTTACGATACTGAGCTGTAACGCGGCGATAGGGTGTGTCATCACTAGCTGCCAAGAAGAATGGCAGGCCAGCAAAGGCTACATCGTATGCCTCGCCAGTAGATGAGTAGCTAGTGGCCCCAGCAGGGTTGGAAAGTACGTAGGGAATACCCTCGGTAATGTCATCGCCGTAGGCCACTTATTCTCCTTTGATCTATAAAAATAAATGAGCGGTTTTGCCACATACTCAGGTGGTACTACTTAGAACTATCTTGAGGGATTGTGCTTAGTTAAGAGCTGCAATCTCGTCTGCGGTTAGACCGAGTGCTGCTAGTTTGGCCTCGGCACTTGCCTTAGCATCTGCCTTAGCCTGTGCTGCTGCTTCCTCTGCTGCCTTGATTTCTGCAAAGGCTGCTGCATCTGCCTCGCGCTGAGCAATCTCTTCGGCAGTTAGTTCCACCTCAGTAGTTACTCCAGTAGAGCAGTCTACGATTAGTTTATGTGACATTGTTTTCCTTTCGTTATGAGTTTTTGATTCCGTAAAGCGTAGCGGTTGAGTATTGAACAAGGCTGAATCCATCAGCCGATATAGTAATAGAAGTAATTGCGGCAGAGTTAGACCATAATCCTGCGTGTAATCCAGTTGTTGCTGCGGTTGCATTATTTTCTAGCACATAATCCGCTGAGGTACTTTTATAGTTAGAGCCAGCATAATTAGGAATATACAATTCAAAATTGTTAAAAGTATTGGATGTGGAATTGGCGGCATTTGTGTATAAATAACCCAAATCGCTAGAGGCTCGGTTAATTGATAATGCGGAAGAACCATTCCCATAAAGCAAGCGCTCAGAGTAACCTGTGCTTGATGAGTTAAATGTAATTGGCATATTGCGGTCAAGGGCAGAAGCCGTATTTCTTACCGAAACTTTTAACAAAAGGTCTGTATAAGTTGCAGGTATGCTCGTAAACTCTATATTAGCAGCCCCACCACTACCCACAGTTACTGTGGCTATTGCCGTATATGTGTTAGCCATTATGCCGCCTTTATGCCGTATAGGGTCAAAACAGAACCAACGGAAAATAAATTACTGACATTATCACTTCTGAAAGTCAAAGAAGTAATGGCAGCGGTGCTTCTCCATAAACCAACTAGAGCCTCTGTTCCAGTTCCTGCCTGTCCATAACGACTCAATACTGTTTTGTATGTTGTGGTATTTGCATAATTCATAATATTTACAATAACAACCATTTGGTCGGAGCCATTACCTTTCCAAGCGGCTACTCCAATTCCTGATGACATATTGCTACCTCTTTCGGAAATAGCACTTGTTCCGTTTCCGTCAATAATAGTCGTTGAATAGTTACTTCCCGTATCACTATTTATACGCACAAGAACAGAGTTTCCTGTTGTTGAACGAGTGCCTGTTATTACGGCAACTAGGTCGGTGTAACTACCACTTATGCCAGAAAAAGTCACCTCAGCGGTTGCGCTTCCCAGCGTTGTCGTTGCTATTGCCTCATAGGTCGCTGGCATTATGCTGCTCCTTTCGACAAATATTCAGGGGCATAGAGCCGCAAAATTTCTAAAGCGTATTCCACTTTATCCTCTACTCTCTGACCCTTTGGTTGCTTGACTGACCACAACTCTAAGTTTTCAGGTCTATTGTCTTTTCTATCGCCATTCTTGTGATGCACATTTTCGTGCTTCTCAAGCAGTCTTCCTATCATTTCTTCCATAATCACTCTATGTTCTAAAATTCTGCCTTGTTTAGTAGCAGATGGATGATTAGGTTTGTAAAGGCTTATATAACCCTTCTCGATAACTTTTGAAAATTGCGCCCAGTCAACAGGATCTTTATGTTTATCGCAAAAGGCAATCCAAGTTTTATAGTGCGCTTGGCAAAATCCATAAGAAAGATGTTTTTTTCCACAGTCCTTGATGACACAAACTTCGGTTGTCTTGTTCCAAGGAACTCTCTCTGCTAAATCAGTTCTTCCTGTCTGTCGTAATCTACGCTGATGCTTCTTGCACATATGCCAAGCGTACTGTTCCTTGTCGCAACCATCTACAACACAGGTACCTATTTGTGTTTTTATCTTAGCCATTATGCGGATTTACAACCGTATAGGGCGAAGTGGGAGTATTGAACAAAGTTGCGACTACCATCTGGAAATATACTTATAGAAGAAATAGCGTTCGTATTTCTCCAAGAAGCAGAACGAAACAAAATAAGACCATTTACTGTATTATTATCGAATCCACCTAATGTTCTTACAGTTTTATATTTATTTGTGTTCGCATAATCTAGAATATCAGTTACTGATGGTCCAAATTGATTTGGAGACCAATAAGTTGTCCATCCAGAATTTGTGTTTGCTGTTCCATCCGCAAGAGCAGAACTTCCTTCACCAAATACTTGATGATATGAATAATTTGAACCTGTGTCAGAATTGAACCTAATAAATATCTGAGCGTCTCCAGTGCCAGTAACTTTACCTATAGACCTTATCTGCAAATGTGTATATGTGCTTGGAATAGATGTAAAGTCAATAGTAGAGCTGCCACCACTACCAACAGTCACAGTAGCAATTGACTCAAAAGATGTTGCTCCTGCTGACTGATTAGCAGATGCAAAAATACCAAGAGATATAGGTGTCACGCTGAGGTATCTCCAATCACTACCCACGTATCGGTAGCGCGTTTGACAAGGGACGCTGCAGCCCACTGCGCTCGCAGTTTCAACCCTGGAGTTCCATTGACTGTCACACCAGAAGCGCCAGCAACGGTAACCTGACCTGCGCCTGTCTGAAGGATATTGACCTGAGATCCAACAGGAAATGCGGTAGTTGCATTAGTTGGGATAGTCAAGGTAATTGCTGAAGCATTGCTCAGTTCAACCATAGTGTTGTTTGAATCTGTTAGCACAACGGTATATGTAGTACCAGTCTGAGCATTAGTTGTATATGCTGTTGATGGGCTTACTGAGCCACCAATAATTGCTACGCTCATTAGTTACCTTCCGATCCAAATGCTGAGAATGAAGTATTCCCAGTCGTTGAATAAACTGTTATCACATCTGTATTGGCAA